TTAATTGCTTTTATTGATGCTGGAAATGAATAAATAAACTCTAGCAACAAAATTGATATCAGAAAAACCACATTCAAAGCTATTTATGGAGGATGATACTTTTATCACCTTCTTAGGTAGTCTTGTAATATGCCGAATTGAATAGGTTTCATCGATATTGATGAGCCAGTGTCCATCCAATACATCAGTAATGTTTTGATCACAAATGTATGTCATCAACCCGTCTTGAATGACAATTGGTGCTGAAAGATTAGCAGGTAAAAATGATGTATCGAAAATATATGAACCACACTCAACCATTTTTCCTGCATTGAGATGAAATTTAGGCAGCTCTTTTACCAATGTTGTGAGAGAACTGTGCTTGCTGCCTTGCCCAGTGGCTAGCCATAAAAGAGAATTTCCTGTTTCCAACGAGCATTTTATGATCCAATCAGCTGGGAAAGTGTCTCGTAAATATCTGTTTGCCATGGTGCTTTTAGATACATTCAAATGGTCGGCAAGTTCTTGTCTTGTTTTGAAGCCATACGCTTTCATTAGCCGGTCTATTGCATCACGCCCGCCTGAATCCAAATTCAGGAAGTTCCCAATAGGGTTCTCTTGATTATTGATTTGGGGAACATGCTGAATCTTTGGTGCAGTTGCCTTTGACATGACCGGTGCCTCTGTATTCTGAGGGAATGGTACGCCTTTTCCGAATGAGAGCCATTCGATAGATGCCCCTGTTTCAATTGCACACTGAATTACCCAGTCAGCAGGAAATACGTCACGCATCCAGCGCGTTCCCATAGTACTTGCAGATACATTGAACTGTTCACATAGAGCTTGCCGCGTCTTGAATCCATACGCTTCAAGCATACGTGTTATGACTGCTTGTCCTCCGCTTTTGAAATTCATCTATTACGCCTTTGAGTGATTTTTTGTTGACACTTCTCAAATGAAGAATTAGTGTGTGCAAAAGTGAACTGAACAAGGTTAATCACCAGTTACCACACATCTTGTTAAACGAGGAATCTTGCATCATGACTCCACATATTTCAATCACCTTAGCTGTCCCATCTGTTTCTATTGAGAAATACAGCGAACTGACTGGGCTATCTATTGACACTATCAATGACATGCTTGCTGATGGCCGCCTTATTCGCCATCGTCTTCGTAAAGATAAAAAGCGAGAAAAGGTGATGATCAATATCGCTGCAATGACCGTTGATGCGCTCTCTGAATGCAATTTGAGTATTAACTAGTTCCATTTTGGGATACTTGAGGAGTGTCGACTATGTTTGATTACCAAGTTTCCAAACATCCACATTTTGATGAAGCCTGTCGTGCATTCGCACTGCGCCACAACCTGGTGCAACTGGCAGAACGTGCGGGCATGAATGTGCAGATTCTGCGGAACAAGCTGAACCCAGCTCAACCTCATTTATTAACCGCACCAGAAATCTGGCTGCTTACCGATCTGACTGAAGATTCAACGTTGGTAGATGGTTTTCTGGCACAGATTCATTGTCTGCCATGTGTACCGATTAATGAGGTAGCAAAAGAGAAACTGCCGCATTACGTCATGAGCGCAACTGCAGAGATCGGGCGTGTTGCAGCAGGTGCGGTATCTGGTGATGTAAAAACTAGTGCCGGTCGTCGTGATGCTATCAGCAGCATTAACTCTGTAACACGACTGATGGCGCTGGCTGCTGTTTCATTGCAGGCCCGTTTACAGGCTAATCCTGCGATGGCGAGTGCAGTTGATACCGTGACTGGCCTCGGTGCTTCATTCGGTTTGCTGTGAGGTGCTTATGCTGACGAAAGAACCATCATTTGCATCGCTGCTGGTAAAACAAAGTCCGGCAATGCACTACGGTCACGGCTGGATCACGGGTGAGGATGGAAAACGCTGGCATCCATGTCATTCACAAGATGAATTGCTGTCTGAATTGACCACGAGGAAACGGAGAAAGTCAAAATGTATGCAGCGGAAAGTGAAGTGGTTTATCAGTTTCGTTACAGAGGGGAGAGTTATTCAGTACCTGAAGATGATTTGCTCTGTTGTTATCCGTCGTTGTCGGGCGATGGCAGTTACTTTTTCACGCTAAAGGATGGGACGTTTTTACGGGGAGAGCAGGTTAAAGAGACGATACGAAAAAATGTATCTCCTCTTGAACGTTACCGTAAGAACAAAGAACGATAGTTGCGTTTTGGGGATATGAATTATGGCAATTAATGGCGCTGCGGCGACTGTTCCATTAAGCCCCGGTGAACGCCTGAATGGACTTAATCACATTGCGGAGTTAAGGGCGAAAGTTTTTGGTCTGAATATTGAGTCAGAGCTTGAGCGGTTTATTAAAGATATGCGTGATCCACGCGATATTAATAGCGAACAAAATAAACGGGCACTGGCTGCCATATTCTTTATGGCAAAAATTCCAGCTGAACGTCACAGCATCAGCATTAATGAGCTGACCACTGACGAAAAGCGGGAGTTGATTAAAACAATGAATCATTTTCGTGCAGTGGTGAGCTTATTTCCCAGACGGCTAACCATGCCGAATTAACCAACTAATGAATTTCATGGCGTAAACCCGCCGGGTATCCCTTTACCTAAATTCAGGAGAATTGATTATGCGTAATATTGAAACCCTCACGACTAAAACCGGACCGGATGATGCAGGTTTTAATCTTTTACTGACAGAGGCTCGTCTGGAAGAACGCCGGGCAAGGGCTGAAGCAATGGCTGCTCGCCTTGATAGCCTGGCGTGTCATATCACATCTCGCCAGCTAAACCACGTCGAAGCAGCAGAACTGCTGCGTTTGACTGCTGAAGCAATCCAGAACGAAGCGCAGGAGATCCACTAATGGCTGATGCAATGGATCTTGTACAGCAGCGCGTTGAAGAAGAACGCCAGCGCCATATCCGTGCTGCCCGTGCCAAAACACCGGGCGTGTCTCGCGTGCTTTGCATTGAATGTGAAGCACCAATTCCGCCAGCACGCCGCCGCGCCATTCCGGGAGTGCAGCTTTGCATTACCTGCCAGGAAATCGCAGAGCTGAAAGGCAAACATTACAACGGAGGTGCTGTATGACAAGGGCAGTGCGTATCCATCAATTAAAAATTGCACCTAAGTATTTCAACGCTGTGGTTGCAGGTCAAAAGACGGCTGAACTTCGTAAAGACGATCGTGGCTATAAAGTTGGTGATGTTCTTTCTCTTTGCGAATGGAAGCATGGCGTATTTACGGGTAGAGAATGGGCTGCTGTTATCACTCATATACTTCCGGTTAATGACGTCATGGTAGTTTCAGAACAATGGGTGATGCTATCAATTCGTCCATTAACCCCATTGGAAGCTTTAGGATATGTTATTGCAGGAGGTGCTGTATGAGCACCATTCTGAAATGGGCGGGTAATAAAACCGCCATTATGTCCGAACTGAAAAAATACCTTCCTGCTGGCCCGCGACTGGTTGAACCTTTCGCGGGTTCTTGTGCTGTGATGATAGAGACGGATTACCCCAGCTATCTTGTTGCGGATATTAATCCTGATTTAATCAACCTCTATAAAAAGGTTGCTGCTGATTGCGAGGCGTTTATATCTCGTGCCAGAGCTTTATTTGAGGAAGCAAACAGTGAGCTGGCTTATTACAACATAAGGCAGGAGTTTAATTACTCAACTGAAATTACTGATTTCATGAAAGCGGTATATTTCCTGTATCTCAATCGTCACGGTTACCGTGGGTTATGTCGCTATAACAAGAGCGGGTATTTCAACATTCCCTACGGTAATTATAAAAATCCGTATTTCCCTGAAAAAGAAATTCGCGCATTTGCAGAGAAAGCCCAGCGAGCAACGTTTATCTGCGCCAGCTTTGATGAAACGCTGGCGATGCTGCAGGTGGGGGATGTGGTGTATTGCGATCCGCCTTATGACGGTACGTTTTCCGGTTATCACACTGACGGCTTCACTGAAGATGACCAGTATCACCTGGCATCCGTTCTTGAACATCGGTCATCAGAAGGACATCCCGTCATTGTTTCTAACAGTGACACATCCCTGATCCGTTCGCTGTATCGCAATTTTACTCACCACTACATCAAGGCAAAACGCAGCATCGGTGTGGCAGCTGGTGATAGTAAATCTGCAACAGAAATCATTGCTGTTTCCGGGGCGCGCTGCTGGGTGGGATTTGATCCTTCGCGTGGCGTAGATAGTTCTGCTGTGTACGAGGTGCGTGTATGAGTCATGACGATATGAGCAACTCTAGCGGCTTTAACGAGGCCGCTGCATCATTTTCATGGAACGGCCCGAAAAAGGCCATTAACCCTTATCTGGACCCGGCGGAAGTTGCGCCGGAGTCTGCACTTTCAAACCTGATCACTCTGTATGTTGCCGATAACGAGCAGGAACAACTGCGCCGCGAGGCACTGAGTGAGCAGGTCTGGGAGCGTTATTTCTTTAATGAATCCCGTGATCCTGTCCAGCGCGAAATGGAGCAGGATAAGCTCATTAGCCGGGCAAAGCTGGCGCATGAGCAGCAGCGTTTTAATCCAGACATGGTCATTCTGGCTGACGTCAACGCCCAGCCTTCCCATATCAGCAAGCCGCTGATGCAACGTATTGAATACTTCAGCAGCTTGGGCAGGCCAAAGGCTTATTCCCGCTATTTGCGTGAGACGATTAAGCCATGTCTGGAACGACTGGAGCATGTACGCGACAGTCAGCTATCCACTTCTTTTCGCTTTATGGCAAGCCATGAAGGGCTGGACGGCCTGCTGATCCTGCCTGAAATGAGTCAGGATCAGGTGAAACGCCTGTCTACCCTTGTCGCTGCGCATATGAGCATGTGTCTTGATGCCGCTTGTGGTGATTTGTACGCCACCGATGATGTTAAGCCAGAAGAAATCCGCAAGACATGGGAAAAGGTGGCAGCGGAAACCCTACGTTTGGATGTCATCCCGCCTGCGTTTGAGCAACTCCGTCGGAAAAGAAACCGCCGTAAACCAGTGCCCTATGAACTCATTCCGGGCTCGCTGGCGCGTATGCTGTGCGCCGACTGGTGGTATCGGAAATTGTGGAAGATGCGTTGCGAATGGCGGGAAGAGCAGTTGCGTGCTGTCTGCCTGGTCAGCAAAAAAGCATCTCCCTATGTCAGCTATGAAGCTGTGATGCATAAACGTGAGCAGCGCCGTAAGTCGCTGGAGTTTTTCCGTTCTCATGAACTGGTGAACGAAGACGGAGACGCGCTGGATATGGAAGATGTGGTAAACGCCAGCTGCAGCAACCCGGCGCATCGCCGCAATGAGATGATGGCCTGTGTTAAAGGTCTGGAGCTTATCGCGGAAATGCGCGGTGACTGCGCCGTTTTCTACACCATTACCTGTCCGTCACGTTTCCATTCCACGCTCAATAACGGCAGACCCAACCCGACCTGGAAAAACGCGACGGTAAGACAAAGCAGCGATTATCTGGTCGGTATGTTTGCTGCATTTCGTAAGGCGATGCACAAAGCCGGGTTGCGCTGGTATGGCGTGCGGGTGGCTGAGCCGCATCACGACGGCACAGTTCACTGGCACCTGTTGTGTTTCATGCGCAAAAAAGACCGCCGCGCCATTACTGCATTGTTGCGTAAGTTTGCTATCCGTGAAGACCGCGAGGAGCTGGGCAATAACACGGGGCCGCGCTTTAAGTCTGAGCTGATTAACCCGCGCAAAGGAACGCCGACAAGCTACATAGCGAAATACATCAGTAAGAACATTGACGGGCGTGGTCTGGCTGGCGAGATCAGCAAGGAAACGGGTAAATCTCTTCGTGATAACGCTGAATACGTGAATGCCTGGGCGTCTTTGCATCGTGTTCAGCAATTCCGCTTCTTTGGTATTCCGGGGCGTCAGGCTTACCGTGAACTGCGATTGCTGGCTGGTCAGGCGGCAAGGCAGCAGGGTGACAAAAAAGCAGGTGTGCCGGTACTGGATAACCCGCGCCTTGATGCCATTCTGGCTGCTGCTGATGCTGGTTGTTTTGCCACCTATATCATGAAGCAGGGAGGTGTACTGGTTCCCCGTAAATATCACCTCATCAGAACCGCTTATGAAATTAACGAAGAGCCGACCGCCTATGGCGATCACGGTATTCGTATTTATGGCATCTGGTCACCCATTGCAGAGGGCAAGATCTGCACTCATGCAGTGAAGTGGAAAATGGTTCGTAAGGCCGTTGACGTTCAGGAGGCGGCAGCCGACCAGGGCGCTTGCGCCCCTTGGACTCGTGGCAATAACTGTCCCCTTGCTGAAAATTTGAACCAACAAGGGAAAGACAAATCAGCTGATGGGGACTCCAGAACGGATATTACCCGTATGAATGACAAGGAGTTGCACGATTACCTGCACAGTATGAGCAAAAAAGAGCGCCGGGAACTGGCTGCAAGGTTACGCCAGGTGAAACCGAAACGGCGTAAAGACTACAAACAGCGAATTACAGACCATCAGCGACAGCAGCTCGTCTATGAACTGAAGTCCAGGGGATTTGATGGCAGCGAGAAAGAAGTCGATTTGCTCCTTCGCGGCGGCAGTATTCCGTCAGGAGCAGGCCTGCGTATCTTCTATCGGAACCAGCGTCTGAAGGAAGATGATAAGTGGCGGAACCTGTATTAATTACGCGGGTTAACAATTCGTGCTCTTAATAATACCAGGCATATCAGGCCGATGAACGTAAAAAAACGTTTTACATCAGTAAGATTATTATATACTGTAAATATAAACAGTGGTTATGCATACAGTATTGTTTTGGTGTCATAGGAGGAAAGATGCAGGACTATTTTTTGGAGTCTTTGAAGCTTCAGCGCATTGATTTTTTTCTTAAGCTTGTAGCGGCTAGTGAGTGTAGTGATGAAGAGAAGGGGCTGGCTCTGCAGTGGGTTTCTGAATTGACTGATGAACTTATGGCAAAAATCAGAAGCCACGAATACAACCGCTCAATGGATGTCATCAGCTGAGGTGACTTTTATGCGCATTGAAATAATGATCGATAAAGAGCAGAAGATTAGCCAGTCTACCCTGGACGCCCTTGAATCCGAGCTTTACCGCAATCTGCGCCCCCTGTATCCCAAAACGGTAATTCGCATTCGCAAAGGTAGCTCTAACGGTGTGGAACTAACCGGACTGCAACTGGATGAAGAAAGAAAACAAGTGATGAAAATTATGCAGAAGGTGTGGGAGGACGACAGCTGGCTGCATTAAGAAACGTTGCCCCCAGGAGGATTCATTCTGATGGGGGCTAGTTTGGGCAATGAGTGAAATAAGGCGTAAGGTGGGCGGTTATTTTGATAAGTGATCGTCCGCTTTGTGTCAGAAGCAGAAGTGGGAGTGTCTGAGACTCTCTAAAAGTTGATGATTCACTTACAAAACCATTTTCCTGATGAATGCTTACACTTACGAATGATCATTCTGTTTAGTCTTCATGAGAAAATCCCGAATCTTTGCCAAATTTGAATTTTCGGGGATTGAATCCATGTACGGATCACGCTCAAACACTAATTGCTCAGATTCAACGAAAGCCTGCCACTCTACTGGGTCTAGCTCAAATCCCATTGCTGTCATATCACTTTCATCTTCCCCCTCGATCCAGTGGACTAAATAAAACAATTCATCATCAGGAGAATCATCCTCACCATCAACAATATCAACATCGGTTACAGTGATACGTAGGGTGGGATCGATTTTTGAGACATAAATTCCTAACTGTGGTATAGGGGGAATATTGTTCATGGAAACTCCTTTTATTGGTGTTTGCTATTTGAATAAAAATACGCCAAACAGAGTGTTAACTGTGAATATGGAAAGAATCGTTGTAAGTACCCCGCTTAGGTGTCCCATTCTATTTTAGAGGTTCTCGTGCATATGGATTATGTTATCTGAAAGCTAACTTCCGCTTCCCGTTCACAGCGAACATTCATCTTTGTAAACCCGTATGATCCGTTTTTCAAGTGGCCATTCAGATACGGATTTTCACTTCCTTGACAGTGCATGACTATGCTGCATGAAATCGCATGATCGATTGAGGATCGTCTTTGCTCAGATCCGCCAGAACTGGCGGGCTTTTGCTCATGTCATGCATGTGCATGAAAACCACTGCATAAAGCGGGCAGGCGTGGCGGGGATACGAGCGCGCGCTTAAGGATAAATTGAAGTTGATTTAATTTTTCGACATGGATAATCTTAACTACGTATGATTATTGATAAAAAATAAACATAAACAATTGTAGCGGACCTTAAAACTTATTAGGATTAGTATGCTTAAAACAAATAAGGTATTTATTGACACACAAACGTACGTAAAGGCTGGTCTTCATTTTGAGGGGGTAGCATTTAAAGCTTTCCATGAATTATGTGCGAAAGGTGATTTAGTCTTAATTACAACTACAGTTGTAGAGAGAGAAGTAAAAGGTAAAATAGAGGAATCAATAAAGGATGCTCTGCAGGCTATAAACACAGTACAAAGAAAAGCTAGGCTTTTGAATAGTATTGATAATGGACCGCTCCATGGTTTTTTTCAGCAATTTAACGAACATGAAATTCACGAAGCAGCACAAAAAGTTTTTGATGATTTTTTGAAAGGATGTCACGCCAAATTAGCTCCAATAGAAGTGATAGATCTTAATGAGATTTTAGATAAATACTTTGGCAAAGAACCACCATTTGGGCAAAATAAGAAAAAGAGTGAGTTTCCTGATGCAATCACTTTAGCTGCGGTAGAGCGATTTGTTAATGATGAAGATGTGTATATCATTTCTGAGGATAGTGACTTAAAAAATTATTGTGATGGTAAAAACAATCTTCATCAAGTTGATTCACTTGATAAGTTTCTAGGTGAATACAATACGCATACAAACGAATTAAGTAATAAATTGATGCAGTTTATCGAAAGCAAACGTGAAGACATAAGAGCGGACGTAATTGCCCAACTCAATGATGCCGATGGATATAACGTTTCAACTTGGGAAGACGCTGAATTGGATTCATTTGAAGTCGTCAATATTGATGACTTTGAACCATCAATAATTAAGATTAACAATAATTATTGTCTAGCGACCTTCTCTGTTCCTGTAGATTTTGAAGTTACTGTTTCTGGTCCAGACTTTAATAATGGGTATTGGGATAGCGAAGATAAAGTAATGATTCCAATGGAGTCAACCACACGAACTGAAGTTCAAGAGATTAGTTTCGATATTGAGATTGAAGTTATGTATGAAATCGAGAATGGTGAATTAACAGATATCGAATTTGATGTGAATATTGATAAGTTATCCCGAGGGATTGAATTCTCTATTGAAGAAAATAATTTTGAATATTAATTCGTTCATAACGGCATCATTGTGATGCCGTTGGGTTTTATAATGTATATGTTTCAAAATTTATAATTTCATGACCAAGCCATCTGTTTATTTCCATGAATCTTTTTTGAAGTGGTAATAGTTCATTTCTTACGAAGACGCAGCTCGCCTTCTCCACATCCCCAAACCCCCCAACATTATTCGGCATAATCCCCATCATTTGCGGCGGCACGCGGTGCGCTGCCATCATGTCATCCCGACTCACGTTCTTGATGTTAAGAAATTCATCCTTCGCCGCGACTTCTGACAATGGGATGATCTGAAGCCCGTCTTTTTTGCCGTTAGGTGAGTACATAAACAGGTTGCGGAAGTTGCCTGGACCTTTGGCGCTTTTCATCGCGTTGCGGAGGTTGTTCACATCCTCCTGATTCTGCGCGGCATCGGTCATGTACATGATGAAGCCTGCATGGCTGCCGTTGATGTAATACTTACGGCGGAACAACGTGGCGGACTCGTTGAGCAGGGCTGACGGAATGGCAGAAAGATAACCGGGCAGGCCGTAGATCTCTTGGTTGATATCCGGTTCCATCAGATGAAAGATGCTGCCTTTCGTGAACTGATACGGCTGCGTAGTCATGCCGTATTGCACAAACCAGTAGGTATCCAGGTCTAACCCGCGTCGGGTGTATTTTGCCAGCGCAGGTTCAAGGGCGATAACTTCACCGAAGCGGTTCGTGCGTTTCTCCAGGTAGGCGTTACCAAATACCAGATAGTCCTGCACAAAACGTGAAAAAGCCTGCTGGCTGAGCAGCGGGTGAGGGATATAGGTGCTGGTCAGAATGTTGCACTTTACTGCAATCGGTGAGCTGTGGTGTACGGCGGCGCGGAATGTTCGCGCCAGGCCGTCGAAACTCACAGGCGGCTCATACCAGCGGTCCATCTGTACGCATTCCACATAGTCCAGCAGTTCGCGACGGTCCAGAACAGGAACGGGATCGCCGAAGCTGAATGCTTCGGCTGAAGTCTGGCTTTTATGCTGGATCTGATTCATCGCCGCTGCGCGGTTTTTCTTACTCTTTCCCATCAAAAAATCTCCACAATATTGCTGGTATTGGCGGATTCGCCCTGCAGCGGTTCGTTAAACAGTGCGTGCATCGTTGCCCATGCCAGATCGGCGTGGCTGGCTTCTTCGCTGCGGCTGGCTTCATAGGTCGGGCGGTTGCCACTGGCGGTGGTGGAGCGACGGATTGCCATAAAGGACTGCGCTATGTCGGTGTGTCCGGCGTCAAACTCCAGACGGCGGTGGCTGATAATGTCGTAGGCCTTGAGTACCAGGGCGTTTTTAACGTTGGGGTTGTAGACAAACTCCCGGACGGCAGGAAAGAACGCTTTCACGTTCTCGTAAACCCCGTGACCAACGCCGGTTGAGTCGATGCCGATGTAGGTCACGTTGTACTGCTCGGTCAGTTTTTTGATTGCGTCCGCCTGGGCACGGAAGTCCATCCCGCGCCACTGGTGACGCTCAAGAATGCGAAACTTACCGCCTGGCACGGCTGGCGGTGCCACCACCACGCATCCGGCGCTGTCGCCGTTCTGCGTACCTTTTGCCGGGTCATAACCGATCCACACTTCGCGCCAGCCAAATGGGCGCAGGGCCAGAGCATGAAAGTCGGTCCAGACTTCCCAACTGTCCACCATGCACGCCTGCAGCTCGCTGAGCGGAAACACGGACGCGAGATCGTCCACAAACTCGCACATCAGCAGGTTCTGGTATTCGTCCGGGCTGTACTCCATGCGCAACTGGTCAAGGTCGAACAGGTTACAGCCGCCGCGCACCGCATCTTCTACGGTGACTATCTGGCGGTATTGCCCGTCCGCGCACAGCAGGCCGGGGGCCAGATTGCTGTGGGACAGGTCGATGTCCACCTTGTCAGCTTTGTTGCGCCCACGGTTGAACAGTGCACCGGACCAGAACGGATAAGCACTGTGTGTCAGGCTGGATGGCGTGGAAAAATAGGTTTGTCGCCATTTTTTGTGAATAGCCATACCGGAAGCCACTTTGCGCAGCTCCTGGAATTTCGGTATCCAGAAATATTCATCCAGATACAGGTTGCCGTGGTAACTCTGGGCCGTGCGGGCATTGGTGCCGAGGAAGTAAAGCGTGGCCCCGTTAGGAAGCACCATCGGATCGCCTTTCAGCTCCACCTCCACTTCTTTGGCAAAGTCGATGATGTACTGTTTAAAGACGTGGGCCTGAGCCTTGCTGGCAGAAAGGAAAATCTGGTTACGCCCGGTCAGCAGGGCGTCAATCAGGGCTTCACGGGCAAAGTAAAAGGTCGCGCCGATCTGGCGAGACTTCAGCAGGTTGCGGATGCGATTGGTTTTTCCGGCTTCCCACCAGTGGCGCTGGTAGTTGAACATGGAGGAATGGAAGATTTCTTCCAGTTTCTCAATCTGTTCATCGGTGAAAACATTCTTTTCCGGCTGACGGCGCGGGCCCTTGTTGCGGTTGGCGACGTTAGGGTTTAAGTCGGCTTCGTTGCCGCCATTGTTAAACTTGCCGATCCGCGCGTGGCGCTCCGACTGGCGCGCCAACAGGTCAATTTCTTTGAAATCTTTCCCTTCTTTGTGCTCCTTCATAATGAGCTGGCAGTAGCGGGCGGCGGTGGTGAGCTGCATCTGATCCAGCGGCCCATAGTCACCCCACTTGTCGCGTTTTTTCCAGCTGTGAACGGTTGCAACTTTCTCGCCCAGCATTTCAGCAATGCGGGCTACGCGGTATCCCTGAAAGTACAGCAGCATGGCCTGCCGACGGGGATCGAGATCTGCGGGTGTCAGTGTGGTGTTCATGGCACAAACCTACAGCCTTGAATGAAGGCTTTCCCCGCCTGCGGTTTGTGTGGTTGTCGATACAAATACCGCGCATTGTTTCACTGCCCCCATCACCGCAACCATAAGGCTCCAGTAAGTTTTTTCTAACGGAGCACGGCTCATGACAGTGAAAGTAAAGCGTTTTCGCATCGGGGTGGAAGGTGCCACCACCGACGGACGCGAAATCCAGCGTGAATGGCTGGAACAGATGGCAGCCAGCTACAACCCGGCGGTGTATACCGCGCTGATTAACCTTGAGCACATCAAGTCTTATCTGCCGGACAGCACCTTTAACCGCTACGGCAAGGTGACGGCGCTGTTTGCTGAAGAAATCACGGAGGGTCCGCTGGCGGGCAAGATGGCACTGTATGCCGACGTTGAGCCAACGGAGTCCCTGGTGGAGCTGGTGAAAAAAGGCCAGAAATTATTCACCTCTATGGAAGTCAGCCCGAAGTTCGCTGATACGGGCAAAGCCTACCTGGTCGGCTTGGCTGCCACTGATGACCCTGCCAGTCTGGGTACGGAAATGCTGACATTCAGCGCCAGTGCAGCCCATAACCCGCTGGCAAACCGCAAGCAGAATCCCGCCAATCTTTTTACTGCTGCAGAGGAAACGGTGATCGAGCTGGAAGAAATCCAGGATGACAAATCGTCCCTGTTTTCCCGCGTCACGGCGCTGTTCACCAAAAAAGAGCAGTCCGATGACGCCCGGTTCTCTGATGTGCATAAGGCCGTGGAACTGGTTGCCACTGAGCAGCAGAACCTGAGTGCGCGCACCGAAAAATCCCTGTCTGAGCAGGAAGAACGCCTGTCTGAGCTGGAGACTGCTCTGCAGGCACAGCAGACCGCCTTTAACGAACTGGTGGACAAGCTGAGCCATGAAGACAGCCGCCAGGACTACCGCCAGCGTGCAACAGGCGGTAACGCCCCCGCTGACACTCTGACCAATTGCTGATGGAGCACAAAACCTGATGAAGAAGAATACCCGCTTTGCTTTTAACGCTTACCTGCAGCAGCTGGCGCGTCTGAACGGTGTGGCAGTTGAAGAACTGTCCAGCAAGTTTACTGTAGAGCCGTCTGTGCAGCAGACGCTGGAAGACCAGATCCAGCAATCCGCCGCATTCCTGACGCTGATTAACGTCACGCCAGTGACTGAGCAGTCTGGTCAGTTGCTGGGGCTGGGTGTTGGCAGCACCATTGCCGGAACCACTGATACCACCGCAAAAGAGCGTGAGCCTGTCGATCCGACGCTGATGGTCGATGTGGAATATAAATGCGAGCAGACCAACTTTGACACGGTGCTGACCTACGCGAAGCTGGACCTGTGGGCGAAGTTTCAGGATTTCCAGGTGCGTATCCGTGACGCCATCGTGAAACGTCAGGCACTGGACCGCATCATGATCGGCTTTAACGGCGTGAAGCGTGCGAAAACCTCCAACCGCAGCGAAAACCCGCTGCTGCAGGATGTGAATAAAGGCTGGCTACAGAAAATCCGTGAGGATGCACCGGATCACGTCATGGGCAGCACCACCACGGGCGGTGAAACCACACCGGGCGCGGTGAAAGTCGGTAAAGGTGGCGAATATGCCAACCTGGACGCCGTGGTGATGGATGCCGTTAATGAGCTTATCGACGTGGTTTACCAGGACGATGACGATCTGGTGGTGATTTGCGGTCGTGAACTGTTGTCTGACAAGTATTTCCCGCTGGTCAACAAAGAGCAGGAGAACAGTGAAAAACTGGCTGCAGATATGATCATCAGCCAGAAACGCATGGGTGGCCTGCAGGCCGTGCGTGCGCCGTTCTTCCCGCCGAATGCGCTGCTGATCACCCGTCTGGATAACCTGTCCATCTACTGGCAGGAAGACACTCGCCGCCGTTCAGTTATCGACAACCCGAAACGTGACCGGATTGAAAACTTTGAATCCGTTAACGAAGCCTATGTGGTTGAGGACTACCGCTGCGCCGCACTGGTGGAAAACATCCAGATTGGCGACTTCAGCGCCGCCGCAGCAGAAACCGGAGCGTAATCCATGAGCCTGAGTCCCGCACGGCAGCATCGCCTGCGCGTTCAGGCTGAACAGGCCGCCCGCGAGGGCGGCAGTGTTCGCCACGCGTCGGGCTATGACCTGATGCTGCTGCAACTGGCGGAAGACCGCCGCCGTCTCAAGGGCGTTCAGTCCACGGTCAAAAAAGCGGAAATCAAGGTGGAGCTGCTGCCGAAATACGTCGCTTGGGCAGAGGGTGTCCTGGCTGCCGGAGGCGCTCAACAGGATGACGTGCTGATGTACGTGATGCTGTGGCGCATTGATGCCGGAGATTATGACGGGGCGCTGGAGATCGGGCGTCATGCCCTGCGTCATGGCTGGGTGATGCCGCTGGGTAATCGCAATGTGCAGACCGTGCTGGCAGAGGAAATGGCAGACGCGGCGCAGAGCGCAATGCTTGCCGCCACCGGCTTTGATGCCGATCTGTTGCTGCAGACGCTGGAGCTGACAGACGGTCTGGATATGCCGGACCAGTCACGGGCGCGTCTGCATAAAGCGATTGGCGCTGTCCTGAGTGAAAGCAACCCGGCTTCCGCCCTTAATCATCTCAACCATGCGTTACAGCTCGATCCCCGCTGTGGCGTGAAAAAAGACAAACAGCAGCTGGAGCGCAGACTGCGCAATGACAGCCGCTGACAGAACGTGCCCCCGCGCACGGGCGGCACGGGGTGGCGAAAGGCACTGCCACATCAAAACCCCGTCCACCGCCCTCTATTTCAGGAGAAAGCAGCATGAAGTTTGTTGCGCCAGAACAGGCACCGGAACAGGCGGAAATCATCAGAAACACGCCGTTCTGGCCTGATGTGGACCTGTCGGAGTTTCGCAGTGTCATGCGCACTGACGGCACGGTGACGCAGCCGCGTTTAAAGCAGGTTGCGCTGTCGGCAATTTCGGAGGTCAACGCAGAGCTGTATGAGTTTCGCAGACGCCAGCAGATGCTGGGATATTCCTCGCTGGCAGAGGTTCCGGCTGAACAGCTGGACGGCAAAAGTGAGCGCATTCATCACTATTTCAACGCGGTTTACTGCTGGGCACGCGCCATGCTCAACGAGCGTTATCAGGACTATGACGCCACGGCATCCGGTGTGAAGCGGGGCGAGGAACTGGCGGAAGCAAGCGGTGATTTGTGGCGTGATGCCCGCTGGGCCATCAGCCGGGTGCAGGATGCGCCGCACTGCACAGTGGAGCTTATCTGATGAAAGTGCGTGCGTATCAGTATGACACGGTGGACGCGCTTTGCTGGCGTCATTACGGGCGCACGCAGGGTGTCACGGAGCAGGTACTGAAGGCAAATCCGGGGCTTGCCGAATACGGCCCCTTTTTACCTCACGGGCTGCAGGTGGAGCTGCCGGACATACCGACAACCACCACCGTGCAGACCGTCCAGCTATGGGACTGAATTATGACGCTTGAGCGAATCAGCGCCTTTATCACGTACTGCATCGCCGTTGTGCTGGCCTGGCTGGGCGATTTGTCCATCAAGGATGCCTCAACGCTGGGCGGCCTGATGATTGGTGTGCTGATGCTGGCTATCAACTGGTACTACAAACACAAAGCCTACCAGCTTCTGCGCGACGGGCAGATCTCGCGGGAGGACTATGAATCCATCAATCGTTAAACGCTGCCTTGTCGGGACCGTGCTGGCTATTGCTGCCACGCTGCCGGGTTTTCAGCAGCTTCACACCTCCGTGGAGGGGCTGAAACTGATTGCTGATTACGAAGGCTGTCGTCTGCAGCCGTATCAGTGCAGCGCGGGTGTCTGGACCGACGGCATTGGTAATACATCGGGCGTCATCCCGGGCAAAACCATTACGGAACGACAGGCAGCGGAAGGGCTGATCTCCAACGTGCTGCGTGTGGAGCGGGCGCTGGAAAGGTGTGTGAAGCAACAGCCGCCGCAGAAGGTGTATGACGCTGCGGTGTCGTTTGCCTTCAACGTGGGAACGGGAAATGCCTGCAGTTCCACACTGGTGAAATTACTCAATCAGCGGCGCTGGGCGGATGCGTGCCGACAGTTGCCGCGCTGGGTTTATGTAAAAGGTGTTTTTAATCAGGGGCTGGATAACCGCCGTGCGCGGGAGATGGCCTGGTGCTTACAGGGAGCAAACTGAAATGAAAAAGAAATTAATCAGCGGACTGTTTCTGATGTTATGGATGGCGCTGTTAATCGCAGCAATGGTGTATCCGCAGGGGATTTTTCCGGTACTGTCAGCGTCCGGCGTTTGGGTAGCCTGTTTGCTGACATGGGCGGTAATTCCGGTAGCACTGGCTGCGTTAATTAAGAATGGACCGCTCTGGCAGGAGTTGAGGGCATCTTTGCTGAAGACAATTACCCGAAAAGAAAACGTATTTATCAGCTGGGTGATGCGATTGCTGATTGTCGTAAGTCTCGCCTGGACGGGGTGGGCTATTACCCTGGTCTTTTATCTGCTGACCGTTATTGCCTTCTGGATGACCCGTAATCAGATGGCGCAACAGGTATCAGCATGAATCGGTTGCTGCTGGTTGTGCTGGCGTTATTACTGGCGGCGCTGGGCTGGCAGACGTGGCGGCTGGCTGATGCCAGCCAGACCATCAGCACGCAGGCAGACGAGCTGCAGAGCAAAAGCCAGGCACTGGCAAAGAGCAACAGCCAGCTTATCAGCCTGTCCATTCTGACTGAAACCAATAACCGGGAGCAGGTGCGGCTCTATGCCGAAGCAGAACAGACCAGCGCGCTGCTGAGACAACGACAACACCGGATCGAGGAACTGAAACGTGAGAACGAGGATTTACGCCGCTGGGCTGATACTCCTTTGCCTGCTGACATTATCCGGCTGCGGGAACGTCCGGCACTCACCGGAGGTACGGCTTACCGTCAGTGGTTGTCCGCGAGTGACGCCGTGTCGGCTGGATCAGGCAACGCCGCGCACTAATGGTGATCTGAATGCGTTGCTGGATGAAACGGAGGCTGCCTGGGCGGTCTGTGCAGACAAAGTGGACATGATTATTGCGTGTCAGGAGCGAAACAGTGAACAAACCACAATCCCTGCGCCACGCCCTCAATAAAGCGGTGCCTTATGTCCGCAATAACCCGGACAAACTGCATCTGTTTGTGGATAACGGTTCGCTGGTTGCCACGGGGGCCAGCTCCATGTCGTGGGAGTACCGTTACACCCTGAACGCGGTGATTGAGGATTTCAGCGGCGACCAGAATCTGCTGATGGCCCCGGTTTTGCTGTGGCTGAGGGATAACCAGCCCGATGCCATCAATAACCCGGCGTTACGGGAAAAACTATTCACCTTTGAGGTGGATATTCTGCGCAACGATGTCTGTGATATCAGCCTGAACCTGCAACTGACGGAGCGTGTGCTGGTCAGCACTGACGGCAGTGTGTCGAGCGTTGAAGCTGTAGCGGAACCTGATGAACCTGATGAACCTGAAGAAATGTGGACGGTGAAACGTGGCTGAACTGCAGAAAGTGGACGACTGGCTGAGTGCCTTGCTGGCGAATCTGGAGCCAGCCGCCAGAAGCCGCATGATGCGCCAGCTGGCGCAGGAACTGCGCCGGACACAGCAGCAGAACATCAGGATGCAGCGCAACCCTGACGGCAGCAGCTATGAACCGCGACGGGTAACAGCACGCAGTAAAAAAGGCCGCATCAAACGGCAGATGTTTACAAAACTTCGCACCACAAAATACCTGAAAACTGCCGCCAGCGCCGACTCTGCCAGCGTGCAGTTTGAAGGTAAGGTGCAGCGCATTGCCCGTGTTCACCATTACGGCTTGCGCGATCGCGTCAGTAGCAAAGGACCTGAGGTCCGTTACGCAGAACGCCGCCTTCTGGGTGTAAATGATGATGTTGAGGCAATGACCCGCGACATGATTCTGCAATGGCTGGCGGGGTGATCTTTGTATCAGCACTGATACAAGTTGCAGCACTGCCGCCTTTCTTCCCCTGATGGCAACCTTTCCCTATGAACGCACAATTAACCGAAATCATGCGCCTTATCACCAACCTGATCCGCACAGGTGTAGTCACCGAAGTGGACAGGGCAAACTGGCTGTGTCGGGTGAAAACTGGCGACCTCGAAACCAACTGGATTAACTGGCTGACACTGCGCGCGGGCAAATCGCGCACCTGGTGGAAACCGTCTGTGGGTGAGCAGGTTGTGCTGTTCAGCCTTGGCGGCAATCTGGAAACCGCGTTTGCCCTGCCTGCGGTCTACTCAAACCAGTTTCCGCCACCTTCAGGCTCTGAGGACGGCAACGTGACGGAATACCCGGACGGCGGCTGGTTTGAATACGAACCAGCCACTGGGCGCTGGTATGTCAGGGGCATCAAATCAATGGTCATTGAGGCCGCCGACAATATCACCCTGAAAACCAGTGAGTTTGTGCTGGAGGCTGACTGCACGCGTATTAACAGCGAAGTGGTGATCAATGGTGGCGTTACCCAGGGCGGCGGAGCGATGAGTTCTAACGGGATCGTGGTTGATGCGCATCAGCATACTGGCGTTCTGAAAGGCGGCGACACAACCGGAGGCCCGGTATGACGCTTTATAGCGGGATGAACAATACCAGCGGCAAAGCCATTACTGATATTGACCATCTGCGCCAATCGGTGCGGGACATTCTGCTGACGCCGCAGGGTAGCCGCATTGCTCGCCGTGAATATGGTTCCCTGCTGTCGGCGCTGATAGACCAGCCACAAAATCCGGCATTGCGCCTGCAGGTCATGTCGGCAGTGTATGTGGCGCTGAGTCGCTGGGAGCCACGGATGACGCTGGATTCCATCACCATCAACAGCAATTTTGACGGTTCAATGGTGGTGGCGCTGAGCGGGCGGCGTAATAACGGTGTGCCTGTTTCCCTTTCCGTATCAACAGGAGCAGAGAATGGCAGTGATTGACCTTTCGCAGTTGCCTGCGCCGCAGATTGTGGATGTGCCGGACTTTGAGACGCTGCTTGCCGAACGCAAGGCCGAATTTGTTGCGCTTCATCCGAAAGATGAGCAGGAAGCAGTGATCCGCACGCTGGAACTGGAATCTGAACCCGTCACCAAATTGCTGCAGGAGAACGCTTACCGTGAGTTGCTTCTGCGCCAGCGCATTAACGAAGCCGCGCAGGCTGTGATGGTGGCTTACGCGATGGGCAGCGATCTTGACCAGCTCGCTGCCAACTACAACGTGAAACGCCTGACGGTGACGCCTGCTGATAATGACGCTGTGCCGCCCGTTGCAGCTGCGATGGAAAGCGATGAAGCGTTACGCCTGCGTGTGCCTGCAGCCTTTGAAGGGCTTTCAGTTGCGGGGCCAACTGCAGCTTATGAATTTCATGCCCGAAGCGCCGACGGTCGGGTGGCGGATGCCAGTGCAACCAGCCCGGCACCTGCAGAGGTGGTGCTGACTGTCCTTAGCCGCGAAGGCGATGGAACTGCAGAAAAAGACCTGCTGGACGTGGTGAAAAAAGCTCTGAACAGTGAGAACGTCCGCCCGGTGGCTGACCGTCTGACGGTTTGCAGCGCAGAAATCATCCCGTATCGCGTGGAAGCCACCATTTTTCTCTATCCTGGACCGGAAGCAGAGCCGGTAATGGCAGCGGCAAAAGCCAGCCTGCAGAAGTACATCGCCAGTCAGACGCGTCTTGGTCGGGATATTCGCCGTAGCGCCATCTTTGCCGCCCTGCATGTTGAAGGTGTGCAGCGTGTGGAGCTGGCTTCTCCTCTGGCGGATGTGGTCCTGAACAAAACACAGGCGGCATCATGTACGCAGTGGAGCGTAACCAACGGAGGAACGGATGAATAGTCTGCTGCCACCGGGTTCAACACCACTGGAGCGCCGACTGGCGCAAACCTGCAGCGGGATTTCTGATCTGCAGGTGCCGCTTCGTGACTTGTGGAATCCGGCAACCTGTCCGGTCAGTTTCCTGCCTTATCTCGCCTGGGCGTTCTCTGTGGATCGCTGGGACGAGGGCTGGACAGAAAGCGTCAAGCGCCAGGTGGTGAAGGATGCTTTTTATATTCATCAGCATAAAGGGACCACCAGTGCCGTGCGGCGGGTGGTGGAGCCGTTCGGCTTTCTGATCCGCATTATTGAGTGGTGGCAGACCGGAGAGGCACCGGGCACGTTTCGCCTGGATATCGGCGTGCAGGACCAGGGCATCACTGAAGATACCTATCTGGAACTTGAGCGACTGATAAGCGATGCCAAACCATGTAGCCGCCACATGATCGGCATGTCCATCAATCTGCAGACCAGCGGCCCGCATTGGGTGGGAGCCGCCAGCTATCTTGGCGAAGAAATCACGATCTATCCGTATATCAACGAAACGATTATTTCCGGTGGCACCGCGCATGAAGGCGGGGCGGTCCATGTTATTGACACAATGAGAGTGAATCCATGAGCACAAAATTTTATACCCTGCTGACGGATATTGGCGCGGCGAAACTTGCCAGCGCCGCCGCGCTCGGTGTGCCTTTAAAAATTACCCATATGGCGGTCGGCGATGGCGGCGGAACATTGCCAACGCCGAACGCAAAGCAGACAGCATTAGTAAATGAGAAACGCCGGGCTGCGCTGAATATGCTCTATATCGACCCGCAGAACAGCAGCCAGATTATTGCTGAACAGGTGATCCCTGAAAACGAGGGCGGTTGGTGGATACGTGAAGTGGGCCTGTTTGATGAGTCCGGGGCATTGATTGCCGTGGGCAACTGCCCGGAAAGCTATAAGCCGCAACTGGCTGAAGGCAGCGGGCGTACCCAGACCGTGCGTATGGTGTTGATTACCAGCAGCACGGACAATATCACCCTGAAAATCGACCCTGCCGTAGTGCTGGCAACCCGCAAGTATGTGGATGACAAGGCACTGGAGCTGAAGGTGTACGTGGATGACCTGATGGCAAAACATCTTGCCGCACCGGACCCGCATTCACAGTATGCACCCAAAGAAAGTCCGACGTTTACCGGAACCCCCAAAGCGCCAACGCCAGCGGCGGGGAATAACACCACGCAGGTTGCGACCACCGCGTTTGTTCAGGCGGCACTGACGGCTCTTATTAATGGTGCTCCAGCCACGCTGGACACGCTGAAAGAAATAGCCGTAGCCATTAACAATGATCCGAAATTCAGTACCACCATTAACAATGCGCTGGCACTGAAAGCGCCACTGTCGAGTCCGGCACTCACCGGAACGCCAACAGCCCCCACGGCGGCGCAGTCGGTCAACAATACACAGATTGCCACTACGGCTTTTGTGAAATCGGCGATTGCGGCAATGGTGGGTTCTGCACCTGCGGCACTGGATACACTGAACGAACTGGCGGCGGCGCTGGGGAATGACCCGAACTTTGCCACGACAATGCTTAATGCACTGGCAGGTAAACAACCGCTGGACAATACGCTGACTAATTTGAGTGGAAAGGATGTAGCTGGTCTTCTCACATACCTTGGTTTGGGAGAAGCGGCAAAAATGCCTGCTGCAACAGCATTGGCCAGCAGTGCAGGTAACATCACTATTCCAGTATTAATTGGTGGAGTACAACGAACAGCACTGCTTCAGTGGAAGATGGTATCAGTGCCGCAATCTACCGACGGTAATATGGTCGTTGTTGATGACTCATGGCCGGTTGCCTTTCCTAATGCTTGCCTTTCCATCAATCCTTCGCTGGTCAATTCTGTGATCTACGCGACTAATGGAGCTCCTTTTGTTAGCGCAGCGATTGTTGACCGGGTCAAATTCAAAGCCGCTTGCGCATATACGAAATCTAATTCAACAGTGGCAGTATGGGGAGTGGGATATTAATGGTCGACTATGTATTCAGCCCGGCTGAAAATGCTTTTTATCTTGTAGCACTACAAGATGATTATTTAACTGCTGGCACATGGCCGTCAGACGGCATCAATATAAATGCTGCCGATGCGCTGGTTTTCATGGGAGAAGCTCCCGAAGGTAAAGTGCGGAGCATTGGTGATGATGGGTTGCCTTGCTGGGTAGATCTTCCGCCACCTACGCATGAAGAACAACTTGCAGTGGCTGACTCAGAAAAGCAGTCGAGAATTGACCAGGCCAACGATTATATGAATAGCAAGCAGTGGCCCGGCAAAGCAGCAATCGGGCGTCTGAAAGGTGAGGAACTGGCGCAATATAATCTGTGGCTGGATTATCTGGACGCACTGGAACTGATTGATACCTCCAGTGCTCCTGATATCATCTGGCCGATGGTTCCTGAGTGTAAATAATTTCTGCCCATGCGGGTAGACCATCACTACCCGCAACCCTCATCATTCCGTCCGGTGGTTCCCCTGTGTATTCTTTAAATACTTCATCGGGTATCTCTATTGCATCATCAGGCAATGTACCAGCTTGTTCGTAACGACGCATAAATTCAGCCATAAAGAACGTATTCATAGATGGACTGTATTTGTTTTGCATAAAATTAGCTCCCGATTGCGATATAACGGAAGTAGCACGGTGAAGCAGTGGTTCGTAATGTGACAGCTCCAGTGGCGGTATTAAAATCTAGTTTCTGCACGACAACCTGAAATGTTGAAACAGTTTTTGGAGTGGCGGCGCCAAAAGCAACTGCATTTGTAGTTGCGGCATCATCATGGGTTATCAGTACCTGAGAGAACTTTGTGGGAAAGGAAAATGGCAAAGTTACCAGGCTAATTTCATTATTTCTTATCGTTGTGGCTTTTCCATATTGCACAATAGTGCCGTCCGGTAAGGAAAAGTATCCGTTATCACCCTTTGCTGATGTAAAAAAGGACATGTCGGGGACTTGATTGGCTCCAGCACCGATATTCCGTTTTGCCGCTTCTCCCAAACCAACGTTTATGAAAATGCAGAGATAATGGCTAACTGGCATCATCCCCGGTTTTTATTCAGGGGATTGATCATGCTTATTGGCTATGTACGCGTGTCAACAAATGACCAGAACACCGATTTGCAACGTAATGCACTGAACTGCGCGGGATGTGAGCGGATTTTTGAGGACAAAATCAGTGGCACTAAGTCCGACAGACCGGGGCTGAAAAAACTACTCAGGACACTATCGGCAGGAGACACGCTGGTTGTCTGGAAGCTGGACAGGTTGGGACGCAGTATGCGGCATCTTGTTACGCTGATAGAAGAGTTGCGCCAGCGCGGCGTGAATTTCCGAAGTCTGACTGACAGTATTGATACCAGTACCCCAATGGGCCGTTTCTTTTTTCATGTCATGGGTGCCCTGGCTGAAATGGAACGCGAACTGATAGTTGAACGTACCAGGGCAGGGCTGGCTGCAGCTTGTGCCAAAGGCAGAGTAGGTGGACGCCGTCCTAAGTTGACCAGCGAACAGTGGGCACAGATTGGGCGTTTACTCAAGGCCGGAGAATCAAGACAGCGTATTGCACTGATTTTTGATGTAGGCGTTTCTACCATTTATCGAAAATTTCCGGCAAATAAGAGCAATGAATCTCCCTGAATCAGCTTTTTTTTGATTATCCCTGAAAGCAGACAAATACCGTCATTTTGTGTGAATAACGGTACAACTACACTTAGCTGTTTGTCGGGCACAATCACTTCAACATAGGGCGAAGCCTAATCCAATCAGGAGGTTCGCCGCTATGGCTCAGGATTACCACCACGGGGTGCGCGTTGTTGAAATCAACGAAGGCACCCGATCCATTACCACGGTGAGCACCGCCATCGTGGGTATGGTCTGCACGGGCGATGATGCCGATGCAAAAATGTTTCCTCTTAATAAACCCGTGCTGATCACTGATGTGCTGACTGCCAGCGGTAAAGCGGGTGAGTCCGGCACGCTGGCCCGTTCGCTGGATGCCATCGCTGACCAGGCAAAACCCGTGACCGTTGTTGTGCGTGTGCCGCAGGGTGAAACGGAAGAAGAAACCACGACCAATATCATCGGCGCAGTGACTGCTGAAGGTAAAAAAACAGGCATGAAAGCCCTGTTATCTGCCCAGACACAGCTCGGCGTTAAACCGCGCATTCTCGGCGTGCCAGGTCACGATAACAAAGCCGTTGCTACTGAGTTGCTGAGTGTGGCGCAAAGCCTGCGTGGGTTTGCTTACCTGTCAGCGTATGGCTGCAAGACGGTGCAGGAGGCGATCACTTACCGTGAAAACTTCAGCCAGCGCGAAGGAATGCTGATCTGGCCCGACTTTACTGGCTGGGACACGGTGCTGAATGCCGAAGCAACGGCATATGCCACCGCCCGTGCGCTTGGTCTGCGTGCAAAAATTGATGAGCAGACTGGGTGGCACAAAAGCCTGTCCAATGTGGGCGTTAACGGTGTCACCGGAATTTCTGCTGATGTGTTCTGGGATCTGCAGGACACGGCAACCGATGCAGGTCTGCTGAACCAGAACGACGTCACCACCCTTATCCGCAAAGACGGTTTCCGCTTCTGGGGTTCCCGCTGCCTGAGTGATGACCCGCTCTTTGCCTTCGAAAACTACACCCGCACGGCGCAAGTACTTATGGACACAATGGCAGAAGCGCATATGTGGGCGGTGGACAAACCGCTGAACCCGTCGTTGGCCCGCGACATTATCGAAGGTATCCGCGCCAAAATGCGCAGCCTGGTCAGTCAGGGCTATCTCATTGGTGGTGATTGCTGGCTGGATGAGTCGGTGAACGACAAAGATACTCTGAAAGCCGGGAAGCTCACCATCGACTACGACTACACGCCAGTGCCGCCACTTGAAAACCTGATGCTGCGTCAGCGCATCACCGATCAGTACCTGGTGAATTTCTCCAGCCAGGTCAGCGCGTAAGGGGACAACATGGCTTTACCACGCAAATTAAAACACCTGAACCTGTTTAACGACGGGAACAACTGGCAGGGGATCGTTGAGTCGCTGACGCTGCCGAAATTCACCCGCAAATATGAGAAGTATCGCGGCGGCGGAATGCCGGGGGCGGTGGATGTGGATCTGGGGCTTGATGACAGTGCTCTGGACACAGAATTTTCCATTGGTGGTACTGAGCTGCTGCTGTTTAAGCAGATGGGCAAAGCCACGGTGGATGGCATCCAGTTGCGCTTTACCGGCTCTATCCAGCGTGATGATACCGGGGAAGTGCAGGCCGTGGAGCTTGTGGTGCGTGGACGTCACAAAGAAGTGGATTCCGGCGAGTGGAAGACGGGCGAAAGCAACACCACTAAAGTGACCAGTACCAACAGCTACGCGAAGCTGACTATCAATGGTGAGGTGCTCTATGAAGTGGACCTTATCAACATGGTGGAAATTGTGGACGGTGTGGACCTGATGGAAGCGCACCGCAACGCCCTCGGCCTCTGATGTATCTGAACGGCGCGGAATGCCGCGCCAGAACCTAATTTACAGGACAGCAAAATGAGCGATAAGCAGACTGAAAAGACCATTCAACTGGATACCCCCATCATGCGTGGTAAAACTGAAATCACCGAAATTGTGCTGCGTAAACCGCAGTCCGGTGCGCTGCGCGGTACACGCCTGCAGGCCATTATGGATATGGATGTGAACGCGATGATGACCGTGATCCCCCGCATCTCCAGCCCGGCGCTGACTGCACAGGAAATTGCAGAGATGGACCCGGCAGATCTCACTGCCATGTCGGTTGAGGTTGTCACTTTTTTGTTGAAGAAGTCGGTGCTTGCCGGTTTACCGACAGCCTGACGGTTGACGATCTGGTGGCAGATATCGCCACCATTTTTCACTGGCCGCCATCCGTTACTGACGTTATGCCGCTGACCGAAGTGCTGGAATGGCGGTATAAAGCGATTCAGAGAAGCGGGGCCAACGATGAGTGATAATAACCTGCGCCTGCAGGTCATTCTTAATGCGGTTGACAAACTCACCCGCCCATTCCGTGCTGCACAGGCCAGTTCGAAAGAGCTGGCTGGCGCAATCAGAAACTCCCGTGACGCATTAAAGCAACTCAATCAGGCGGGTAACAGCCTGGAAAAATTTCGCAAGCTGCAGGCCGATAACAAAAAGTTAGGCGACAGGCTGAACTATGCCAGACAGAAGGCAAATTTGCTTAGTTCTGAGCTGGAAGCGATGGAACAACCATCACAAAGGCATCTTGTGGCTTTAGGTCGGCAAACGCTGGCAGTCCAACGCCTGGAAGAACAACAAAAATATTTGCAGAAGCAAACGGCGCTTGTGCGTGCAGAACTGTACCGGGCGGGAATTTCTGCGAAAGATGATGCGGGAGCAACTGCCCGTTTAGCCCGTGAAACATCACGTTATAACCAGGAACTTTCGAAACAAGAGGCGCGGCTGAAGCGACTGGGGGAAGCTCAGCGCAGGATGAATGCGGCGCGTGCCAGTTATGCTCGTTCGCTGGAGGTGCGTGATCGTATTGCAGGTGCCGGAGCCACCACCACGGCTGCAGGGCTGGCAATGGGCGCACCAGTGATGGCGGCAGTAAAAAGCTATACCAGCATGGAAGATGTCATGAAAGGTGTGGCAAAGCAGGTCAATGGTCTGCGTGACGATAATGGCAACCGCACCGCGCGTTTTTACGAAATGCAGGATGCCATCAAGGCTGCCAGCGAACAGTTGCCGATGGAAAACGGTGCTGTGGACTTTGCCGCACTGGTTGAAGGTGGTGCGCGCATGAACGTCGCAAATCCTGACGACAGCTGGGAAGACCAGAAACGTGACCTGCTGGCCTTCGCCAGCACGGCAGCAAAGGCGGCAACAGCCTTTGAGCTGCCAGCGGATGAACTGTCAGAAAGTCTGGGGAAAATCGCCCAGCTCTACAAAATCCCTACCCGCAATATTGAACAGCTCGGTGATGCGCTGAACTATCTGGATGATAACGCCATGTCGAAAGGGGCAGACATCATTGATGTCATGCAACGTCTGGGCGGTGTGGCTGACCGTCTGGATTATCGTAAAGCGGCGGCGCTGGGTTCCACCTTCCTGACACTGGGCGCTGCGCCGGAGGTTGCAGCCAGTGCAGCAAACGCGATGGTGCGTGAATTGTCCATTGCCACCATGCAAAGCAAGAGTTTCTTTGAAGGGATGAATCTGCTGAAACTCAATCCTGAAGTGATTGAAAAGCAGATGACGAAGGATGCGATGGGAACTATCCAGCGTGTGCTGGAGAAGGTGAACGCACTGCCGCAGGATAAGCGTCTGTCTGCCATGACCATGTTGTTTGGTAAAGAGTTTGGCGATGACGCGGCGAAACTAGCAAACAACCTGCCGGAACTGCAGCGCCAGCTAAAACTGACAGCGGGCAATGATGCGCTCGGTTCCATGCAGAAAGAATCCGACATCAACAAGGACTCACTTTCTGCGCAGTGGTTGCTGGTCAAAACCGGAGCGCAGAACACCTTCAGCAGCCTGGGTGAAACGCTGCGCCAGCCGCTGATGGATATTCTTTACACGGTGAAAAGCGTCACGGGGGCGTTGCGTCGCTGGGTGGAAGCTAACCCGGAACTGACGGGCACACTGATGAAAGCGGCGGCTGTTGTGGCTGCGGTTACCGTGGGCCTCGGCACCTTAGCGGTGGTGTTAGCTGCAGTACTGGGGCCGCTGGCAGTGATCCGTCTGGGGTTCTCTGTGCTGGGTATCAAAACGTTACCTTCCGTTACGGCAGCAGTAACTCGAACCAGCAGCGCGTTGTCCTGGCTGGCGCACCACTGGCACTGCTGCGACGCGGGCTTGCTTCATCGGGCAACGCCGCAGGTTTACTTACTGCGCCGTTGTCGTCTTTGCGCCGCACGGCATCACTGACGGGAAATGTCCTGAAAACTGTAGCAGGTGCGCCGGTTGCACTTTTGCGGTCTGGATTATCCGGTTTACGTGCTGTTGCTGTGATGTTTATGAATCCTCTGGCGGTACTGCGCGGTGAACTGGCCGCCGCAGGCACGGTGCTGCGAGTACTGGCATCTGGTCCACTGGCGATGCTGCGCGTTGTCCTGTATGCCGTATCTGGTCTGTTAGGTGCTCTGCTCAGTCCGATAGGTCTTGTGGTTACTGCACTGGCGGGCGTGGCACTGGTTGTCTGGAAATACTGGCAACCCATCACCGCATTTCTTGGTGGCGTGGTGGAAGGATTCAAAGCGGCGGCAGGTCCCGTCAGTGCAGCATTCGAACCGCTTAAGCCCGTGTTCCAGTGGATTGGCGACAAAGTACAGGCGCTGTGGGGCTGGTTTACTGATCTGGTGACGCCCGTTAAGTCGACCTCTGCCGAACTGCAGAGTGCAGCGGCAATGGGGCGGCGATTCGGGGAGGCACTGGCGGAAGGGCTGAATATGGTCATGCATCCGCTAGACTCCCTGAAATCCGGCGTTTCCTGGTTGCTGGAGAAACTCGGCGTTGTCAGTAAAGAGGCCGCAAAGGCGAAACTACCGGAAAGTGTGACGCGTCAGCAACCTGCGACGGTGAATACAGACGGTAAAGTGATGATGCCATCGGGTGGTTTTCCGTCATGGGGATATGGCTTTGCGGGGATGTATGACAGCGGCGGCTATATCCCGCGCGGGCAGTTTGGCATCGTCGGTGAAAACGGGCCGGAAATTGTTAACGGCCCGGCGAATGTGACCAGCCGGAGAAATACAGCTGCACTGGCTGCCGTTGTTGCCGGAATGATGGGCGTTGCTGCCGCGCCAGCAGAGCTTCCACCGTTGCACCCTTTGGCACTTCCCGCGAAAGGTGGAGAAGCAATTGTGAGTCGCGCAGCCACTGTGCCGCCCGTTTACAGGATTGAGGCATCGACGCAGATCATCATCCAGACGCAGCCAGGACAAAGTGCGCAGGATATTGCGCGGGAGGTGGCCCGCCAGCTTGATGAACGTGAACGCAGGCTGAAGGCAAAAGCCAGGAGTAACTACAGCGATCAGGGGGGATACGACGCATGATGATGGTGCTGGGATTGTACGTGTTTATGCTGCGCACCGTACCGTATCAGGAGCTGCAGTATCAACGCAGCTGGCGACATGCGGCAAACAGTCGGGTAAACCGTCGTCCGTCCACGCAGTTTCTGGGACCGGACAACGACATGCTGACGCTTTCCGGTGTTCTTATGCCGGAGATAACAGGCGGCAGGCTGTCGTTGCTGGCTCTGGAGCAGATGGCAGAACAGGGGAAAGCATGGCCCCTGATTGAAGGTAGCGGCACGATTTACGGCATGTATGTGATTGAGGGACTGAATCAGACGAAAACGGAGTTTTTCCGCGACGGTATGCCGCGCCGGATTGAGTTCACCCTGTCGCTCAAACGGGTGGATGAATCCCTGTCCGATATGTTCGGTGATCTCAGTTCGCAGCTGAATAAGCTGCAGGACACGGCAACATCTGCATTAAGCGATATCAGTAAAACTGTGGGAGGGCTGCTGTCGTGAATTTCAGCTCTGAACTGCTTAACAAAAGCAACAAAACTCCCGCATTCAGCATCAGTATTGAAGGCAAGGATATCACCACTGTGCTGGATAACCGCCTGATGGGGCTTACGCTGACGGATAACCGGGGCTTTGAAGCGGACCAGCTTGATCTGGAGCTGGACGACGCTGATGGAAAAATCGTGCTGCCGCGCCGTGGTGCGGTCATTACGCTGGCGCTGGGCTGGAAGGGGCAGCCGCTTTTCCCGAAAGGGGCATTCACGGTGGACGAGATTGAACACACTGGCGCACCGGACCGCCTGACTATCCGGGCGCGAAGTGCTGATTTTAGGGAAACGCTGAATACACGCCGTGAAAAATCGTGGCACAAGACCACGGTCGGTGAAGTGGTGAAGGAAATAGCCGCGCGGCACAAGCTGAAGATGGCACTGGGTAAAGACCTGTCGGATAAGCCCGTGGAGCATATAGACCAGACTAATGAGAGTGACGGCAGTTTTCTGATGCGGCTGGCGCGCCAGTACGGTGCTATTGCGTCGGTGAAAAATGGCAATCTGTTATTCATCCGGCAGGGACAGGGCAAAAGCGCCAGCGGTAAACCTCTGCCGGTGATCACTATCACACGCAAGGACGGCGACAGTCACCGCTTTACCCTGGCAGATCGCGGAGCCTATACGGGCGTAATTGCCAGTTGGTTGCATACCCGCGAACCTGCGAAGAAAGAAAGCACCACGGTGAAGCGTAAGCGCAGGACCGCAAAGCAGAAGAAAGAGCCGGAAGCGAAGCAGGGCGATTACCTGGTGGGTACGGATGAAAACGTGCTGGTACTTAATCGCACTTATGCCAACCGAAGCAACGCTGAACGGGCAGCGAAAATGCAGTGGGAACGCCTGCAACGCGGCGTTGCGTCATTCTCGCTACAACTGGCGGAAGGTCGGGCAGATCTCTACACGGAAATGCCAGTGAAAGTCAGTGGCTTTAAACAGCCGATAGATGATGCGGAATGGACCATTACGACTCTGACGCATACCGTCAGTCCGGATAACGGTTTTACGACCAGTCTGGAGCTTGAAGTGAGGATTGATGATTTCGAAATGGAATGATTCTCCGCAATGGAGAACTTTTAAGTTTGCAAAATGGAATAATGCGATATCATTATTGTGAATTTAGCAAAAATGGGGAGAACTCGAAAAATGATGATTTGCCCACTGTGTGGAAGTGCCGCCCATACTCGCAGCAGTTTTCAGGTATCTTCATTGACCAAAGAGCGTTACAACCAGTGCCAGAACATTAACTGCAGCCATACTTTTGTTACCCATGAAACTTTTGTTCGTTCGATTGCTACGCCAAAAGAGTCAAATCCGGTTCAGCCGCATCCAATGAAATCAGGACAGGTGGCGCTCTCTCTTTGACGCTGCCGCCATTTTGTCGCCATCGTTAAAAAACAGTGCTTCTAACATCATGATTTTAAAGAGCATAAATTTTAGGCAACAAAAAACCCATCAACCTTGAACCTAAATGGCGGGGTTGATGGGCTCCACAAAATGGGGACATCAAAGAAAAGCAGTGGCACTAATTAAGACTGATGCCCCGAAGAAAAGTTCTGCGCTTGTGCAAAAAAATTTCATTCTCAGGGCAACTTCAGGTTTATCCGAGTCCTGGCCACACCATTACAATGATTGTCCCCGCCAGCGTCAGTAGCACGTTAGCTATTGCATAGGTACCTGCATAGCCCAGCGCCGGGATATTACTGCGCGCAGTATCGCTGATAATCTCCATTGCCGGAGCGCAAGTACGTGCTCCCATCATTGCGCCGAATAACAGCGCGCGGTTCATACGCAGTACGTAAGCACCGAACAGGAAGCAGATAACCACTGGCACCAGACTGACAATCAATCCGGCAATCAGCATTTGACCGCCAATTGCACCAAGGCCGTTATTGATGCCGCTACCGGCGCTTAAACCAACGCCTGCCATAAACACCATCAAACCGAACTCTTTCACCATGCTTAAGGCACCCTGCGGAATGTAGCCGAAGGTAGGATGGTTGGCGCGCATAAAGCCCAGCATAATACCGGCAAATAACAATCCGGCAGCATTACCCATGCCAAAGCTAAATGTACTGAACTGGAAAGTGATCATCCCAATCATCAGACCAATGACAAAGAATGCGCAGAATGCCAGCAAATCGGTAACCTGGCTGTGAATTGAGATAAAGCCAATGCGATCGGCGATGGTTTTCACGCGACGGGCATCACCACTGACTTGCAACACGTCACCTTTATTAAGCACCACGTTATCATCGATTGGCATCTCTATCTGGCTGCGGATGACGCGGTTAAGGAAGCAACCGTGATCGGTCAATTTCAATTGCGCCAGACGTTTACCAACGGCGTTATGGTTTTTAACTACTACCTCTTCAGTGACGATACGCATATCGAGAAGGTCACGATCAAAAACTTCTTTACCGTTACGGAAGCTGGGATCGAGTCGGGCGTGGGCGTCAGGGTAACCGACCAACGCAATTTCATCACCCATTTGCAGCACGGCATCGCCATCCGGGTTCGCCAGAATCCCATTACGGCGGATACGCTCGATATAGCAACCCGTTTGCCGATAGATGCCCAGTTCTCGTAGATTTTTGCCGTCGGTCCATGCAACCAGCTCCGGGCCGACACGGTAGGCGCGGATGACTGGTAAATAGACTTTACGGCTGGCGTCGGTGTCCAGACCTCGTTCACGGGCGATCTGTTGAGCACTGGTCTGCAAGTCCTGATGCTGCAACTTCGGTAAATAACGCGCGCCGACAATCAGACTGACCAGACCAATTAAATAGGTTAACGCATACCCGAGGCTAAGATTATCCAGTGCCAGAGAGAGCTGCCTGCTTTCCATACCAGAATGGCGTAACGTATCGCCGGCACCAACCAGAACTGGTGTTGAAGTCATGGAGCCAGCTAACATCCCGGCTGTCAGGCCGATGTCCCAGCCAAACAGCTTACCCAGCCCTAAGGCGATCAGCAGCGCACTGCCGACCATTACCAGGGCTAACATTAGATAATTTTTCCCATCGCGAAAAAAAATGGAAAAAAAGTTGGGTCCGGCTTCGACCCCGACGCAGAAAATAAACAGCATAAAACCAAGATTCAGTGCGTCGGTGTTAATGCTGAAATGTTGTTGGCCTAATAACAGCGATACGACCAAAACGCCAATGGAATTACCCAGTTGGATTGAGCCAAGTCGTAATTTCCCGAGACACAGCCCAAGCGCGAGGACCACAAATAATAACAGAATGTAATTCCCATTTAACAATTCGGCGACGTTTATATTCACGGAGACTAACTTCTTGTTTACGAGTAAGCTGTTGAAAGAAATGGTAATTTACGATAATGTTTTTACCAGAACTCAGGGCGCAAATTCATTCAGCGCACCTAAACGATAGTAAAGCAACAATATATTTTACTAGTGTAATCACATTAGGTACCAGCGGCTATAAGAATTGCGTTGGCCTATATTAGCATGGAATGCGAAGCGGCTTTATCTTACTGAACGCCACACTGGCGAAAAATGTGTTCGATAGACGCAGTGTCAGGAGGAACGAGTGAAACATAAACAACGTTGGGCGGGGGCAATCTGCTGTTTTGTCCTTTTCATTGTGGTGTGCCTCTTTCTGGCGACGCATATGAAAGGCGCTTTTCGGGCTGCCGGGCACCCTGAAATCGGTCTGCTGTTTTTCATTCTTCCTGGAGCGGTTGCCAGCTTTTTTTCACAGCGTAGAGAAGTTCTTAAACCGCTGTTTGGTGCAATGCTGGCAGCACCGTGCTCGATGTTAATTATGCGACTGTTTTTTTCTCCCACCCGCTCATTTTGGCAGGAGCTGGCGTGGTTATTAAGTGCAGTCTTCTGGTGTGCGCTGGGAGCGTTGTGCTTCTTATTTATCAGCAATCTGTTCAAGCCACATCACAGAAAAAATCAATAAAGCCCTCAAACAGAGAGGGCTTATCCGGCGATCAGGCGTCAAGATTCTCTTTCACCTATGCGGCAAAATCGGTATAGCCGCCAATGTGTTGCTGATCGACAAAAATCTGCGGCACGGTTTCTACAGGCTTCCCGGCTTTCTGCTGCAAATCTTCTTTAGTGATCCCTTCAGCACGAATATCAACATACTGATACTGAAAATCATCACGTTCGTTGCTCAACTGCTCTGCCAGATCTTTCGCTCGCACGCAGTAAGGACATCCCGGGCGCCCAAAAATAACGGTTTGCAT